TCAACAAGTTGCAGGGTCTTCGTCCGAAGATCTCAACGATCGATCAAATAATCCTCAAGCTTTGACGCCCCCTGCTCTACTGCACCTACAACATCTTCTCGAAGATCACCAGAAAGCCATTCATCGATCGTTGAGATCTTCGGACGAAGACCCTGCAACTTGTTGATGGCCATTGGACGAATCTCGAGCAGTGAGCCGGTAAGAAAGTTCTCAATCCCTTTCTTCGTGGCAGCCAGCTTCACTCGATTAGCTCGAGATCCTGTAGTATTCTGGAGAGACCCCTCCGTGAGGAATTTAAACAGAGGCCCGCGCGCGCGCGTGATAGCCGTGCGAAACGGGCTCATAACCTCATCTGCTTGTTTCATAGTAGGTGCAGTAGTCACTTGATGTGTAGTCGACGTATCGACATTCAAAAAATAGCTATGAATGACGGACGCATACATCGATTTAGCTGCTCCACGAGCAACAATTAGATATTGCTTTAGAGTCAAGCGCTTTTTTATGTTCCGTTTCTCGTAGTGACCGCCATGATTGTCTTTGGTCGGAACATAAACGCTGCGCTCGACGAAATAGTACCAGCCAAATATCTGTTCGGCCCATAACTTGAATGAATCGAGCAGATGAAGATCGGATCCATCCGTTAGAGTTAATTCTCCTTCACAATAACGGATAAATCCCTCAACTGCTTGATCATCGTAGTAAATATTAGGGTTAGCGATGAGCGAATCTATTCGATTCATCTCCATGGAGATTTCCCGGTTCACTGGGACTTCTCCTCGAAGAACTGCCTCACGAAATTGACCGTAATAGATCGGAACCGCATCATTAGACAGGCTCACGCTAACCCTCCTTTCTTAAGCAGCGGCTACAGCGGCTGTTCTAGCTAGACGAGCAGCAATTCGCTTTGAAGTAGCGTTGCTAACATCGTCAACGGTTCTATTTCCAGCCCGCCCTAGAGCTCTGGCTACGAATTTCTGCGCAGCGTTCTTTTCTTCATATTGAAGACGCTTAACTTGATGCTCCATGCTCAATCGTCTCGCATATGTTTGCAAATCCTGATCTGAAAGCGCTTTAGTACCGCTTTTCTTTGCAATCTGTCCGATTGTACGGGCGCGAACAGCTTCAGGACTTGCGGGATGTCCTTGGCCGCCAGAAGTCTTGACCTTCTTTCTAGTATCGCGAACGATAACTTCTCTTGGTCCAACAGTAGCCTTTCGGCGAACACCCCACTTCATTCCTTTGACGCCGTGATGCTCGAGAAGATTCTCTACGACTTCGGCGGCACTCATTTAGGCCTCCGGTTCTTCCTTCGTTTCTTCCTTCTTAACTTCCTTCTTAGATTCCTTAGACTTAGTCTTAGTCTTAGACTTGGGCTCCTCCACATGGCCCAGTCGGACTCGTCTTTCTTCAATTTGCGTAACTCTTTCTTCCTTTTGGCGATCGTATAGAGCTTGCTGATCTTCTCTTTCTACACCATCGCTTCGCTCGTGTACACCCGGTTCTCTTGGACTCATACTTCAATCTCCTCTATGATGTCAGGATCCGGATCAACCCACCCCGTTTCCTCTCGATGGACGTTCAAACGCCACTCAAGCTCTTTAATCTGATCCATCTTTGCGTCGATAAGGTATGACGTTTGCGGGGGATCGAAAAGCATACGAACACGAAGATATACGTATGACTTAATCGCGTTATACTGATGATCGGTAGGATCGAAGAAATCATCCCACTCATCGGCAGCATCGTCTACCGTAAAACCGGCAGGCGGTCCAACCCCCAATTGGGTGAGCGTAGACAGCGCGGTATTAATGTGAATAAAAATATCTTCGTCAAATACAGTATACTCGGCCGCAATCCCCAGAACCTTTTTAACACTATGAAGAATACTTGGTTCCATCTATCTCACCTACTCGATTGATTACTCTTCAGATTTTTCTGCTGCTTCTGCCTGGGCTTCTTCCTGTTTTTCTACTTTTGCTTTTGCTTGTGCTTCTCTTAGTTCTTCTGGACTTACTTTAGGAATTTCTCCCCCATCGTACCTTTTACCTTCTTTGGTATCACGCTTCCGCGGCATCGTCATCTCCATTGGACTCTGCTTCCTCTGCGGCCTGTTCTTCAGACTCTCGATTGTCGACCGTATCGTCCGCCTCCGCTTCTTCTGGAGACATGACGTCTTCTTCAGGAACGGGCTGAGGTTCGGGCACATCTTCTTCGCGTGTTTCTTCAGGCATTTCCTCCGGGTTCATTTCCTCCGGGTTTTCTTCTACTTCTGTCATTAACCTCTCCAATCTGCTTTGTAATCACGCAAGTCGACATGAACAAAAGAATTATAAAGCCCTAGACCCCCTTTGCCACCACGTTTGTTTTGACGAATTGCATTAAGAGTCCCCCACCAATCTCTAGGAGTACCTCTTGCACACGTAATATCCGCAGCTTGATCGCGGCCATCGTGAATGTTATAAATATGATAAGAGTCTGGGGCACCTCCAATACGAGCATTGTAAGCACGAGTACGAAATCCTGAATTGACGTGAACGCTGCCATACTTAGCACGCAACGGCTCGAGATATAGACGACAAAGACGAGTAAGTCCTCTATACTCTCGTGGCGCTACTCTCGTACCATCACGACAATCGAACTCTTCCACAGTAAAATGTTTACTCAAACGATGACGCGTTGCCATTATGCTCCTTCACTAGGGTTCTAAACAAGTATAAATTCGAACTTGTCCACCCGGCGTGTTAATTTGTAGAATTCCAGGCGTATAACCGGCTGGAGCTCCAAGACACGGAGTTCCATCTGTACCAGGTTCTCCTTGAGGCCCGGCAGGACCTCGCTCCCCTTGTTCTCCTTTTTCCCCTTTAGGTCCGGGGGGTCCAGGAGGTCCTTCTTGAACACTAATTGTTACAGTTCTAAGTGGTTGACCGGGAGTCTGACTTAATGCCGTCGCTGTCAGATACCCTGCTCCGGTCATCATCGTCAGACTGAGAGCCAGTAGGACGCCCTGCTTCATTTTGTCCCCTTCTTCTCGCAGTCATTATTGCAGCAATTCCGCTAAGTACTCCGCCAACTCCCAAAAGAAAACCGCCTATTCCCGCCCATGGAATTTCCCAGTCAGTTAGCGGGACTGTCTGTGCTAGGTTGCTCAACATCCGGCTCTCGTTTCCTAACCGTCTCAACTATCCATGTCACTGCAGCCGGTACAAACGAAAGTACTAGAGCCAAATATAAGATCGTATCTGTATCCTCGACCCCAAGTAATCTACAAATAAGTGCTGCAAGCGCCGTAGCGAGTGGCATAGCTGTTTCGGCTGGACGAGTTTTGATAATGTCTACCAAAGTCTTGTATCACCCGCCTCTCTCACGATTGGTCCTCGAGGGAGAAGGTTTTCATCACCATAATGAATGGCATTGTGAGTTTGATGCGATGTAGTGATAAGAAAATTCGGATCAAGAAGCCACTCTTCGCCATGCTTAATGTCATCTATAGAAATTGGGTTCATATGATGAACTAACAAATCTGTATGAATCTCAAATCCAGGAACGCCTAGATCACATCCGTTATCGCGAATTATGATATGATTTCTAGTAAGTTTCCATTCCTGAGACTTGTAAAAACGCTGATTAATCCATCTATCGAAACCCGCAGTCGCTTCTCCAACTTCTCCGCGTAACCTGAGATACTGATATCGTTCTTCAAACGTTTCTATTCGACGAAGTTCTATGTAAGTCCTAATCTTGGACATCAGACTCAGGAATTGGCAAATCCCCCGCATAAGAGCGCATAGCCGTCAACGCTTCCATGTACAACTCTTCTACACGCTTCTGAGATTCCAAAGCTTCGATCTTGACACGAGTTAATTCGTTTTCGTGCTCTAATCGTTGTTGTTCAAGACGTTCACGAGTCGAACCGAGCTTCAGAAAATGCGTAATGACTTGAGACGAGGCCGTTCCATTACGAATCTGCTCCTCGGCAAGATCTGTGGCGTAAGAAACCATCTCATTCTCGCGACCTTCAGGAGTTGTCGCGGGTCTGCGGGGACTTTCCGCAACTTTGAGATGCCTTCTTCTCCTGGCCACACGACCTCCTTTCATCTCTATTCAGGTGGAGAAATAAGGGCTATCGAGAGCCACTCTGATCGAGGATTTTCTGTAGTACTAGTCGCCACAGTAGAATATCCACGTAATTGAACAATGTTTCCAACACTTTGATAAGATTCGCCTGAAACTAGTAAGGGCGCATCAACTACCTTTGGCATCGGTATACCTAAAACCAAATCCCATAGACCTTCGCGAGGACCTTTTACTTCACGAATGTCTATTCCTCGATCGCCAGTGCCGTGGATAGCATTATAAATGATACTACCCGTAAAACTAAAAAGACCTTCCTGAATACAACGAACTCCGGCACCAAATTCGTCATAATCCGGATCTCCAGGCATAATTGCTTCCCACGTCGGTTCGCCAAACTGTTGCCAAGGCTCTCCGGCGGGGTCAAGAACGATCGAAGTCCATTGATCGGCTGCAATTGGAGTCGATGTGGCTGGTCCAAACATGCGAACAAAGCTCAACGGCGGAGTCCCGCTAACTTCTACCGTCCTTCCGGATGGTTTCTCAATACCTTTCAGGAAAATCTGACTCATTTATTACTTTTCCTTTCCACTAGTTATAGAGTTTGAACTCCTTTCACCATAGTTTTAAACCCGAAAAAAAAGCAAAACTTTCTCCGAAAAATCCCCCCGGGGAAATTTTCAGG